GATTTCAACCGCGAGAGCGTGCAAGACACGCTGGATGATCTGCTCAAACGGACATGGACCCACCCGTCCGGGGTGGAAATCCGGGTGAGCGCCGCCGCGATTGACTCAGGGCACAAGAGCAAGGCCGTCTATGGATTCTGCCGCCGCCGGGAAATGCGCCGGGTGTTTGCCGTGAAAGGGAGGGGAGGCCCGGCCCTGCCCATCCTTTCCCGCCCAAACCGGCGTGGGATTGAAAAAGCCCTGCTTTTCACCGTGGGAACGGACGCGGCGAAAGAGGTAATTTTCTCCCGCTTGCTGGAAGGAACCGCCGGGCCGGGATACATGCACATACCAGCGGACAGATCCGAGGACTGGTGCCGCCAAATGGTGGCGGAAAAGAAAGTCACCCGCTACCGGGACGGCGTGCCATTTTCCAAATTCGAGAACCCCGGGAAGGCCCGGAACGAAGCCCTTGACTGCCGGGTCTATGCGCTGGCCGCACTGTCCATGCTGCGGGTAGATTGGGACCGCCTGAAAGCCAGCTTCGACAAATCCGCCGCCGCCAGAAAAGCGGAAGCCCAGTCCGCCGCCAAAGAGCCGCCCGCCGCCGGGGCTATCAAACGCTCCCGCCCGCCGCGCGGCGGATGGGTGCAAAACTGGTGACAAGCCTGCCTCCGTTGACGCCCGCCGGAATCGCAATGATTCCCGCCTCCCTGACTCTCGGAGACACTTGGACTTTTTCCCTGATTCTTGCCGACTTCGCGCCCTTGTCGGGCCGGTCGGTTCGCTGTCATTTCGCCGGGCCAACCCCGTTCACCATCGAAGCCACCGCCGATGGCTCGGAATGGAGCTTCCGCCGGGAGCATGACGCCGAAGATCCTCCCACGCCGGGGAATTATGCCGCCGTTGTCCGCTCGACCAACGAGAACGGGGACATTTCCACGCAATATACGCAATATGTAGAAATCCGCCCGGATCCCGCCGCCGCGGTGGCCACCGACGCCCGAACCGGGGCTCAGAAGATGCTCGCCGCCGTGGAAACCGCCCTCGAAAGCCTGTTGGCCGGAACAAAGGCCAGCGTTTCCATCGGAGATCAAAGCTACACCCAGGCAGACGCGGAAAAACTGATGAACCTCCGGGACCGCCTCCGGAATGAAGTCTCCCGCCTGACCGGCAAATCCCGGAAAATCCTTGTCCACATGCCATGATCCGCCAGTCCCTTTCCCGTGTTCTCCATGCCATCGGGCTTCGCCGCCGCCCGGATTCCTCCCGATCCTACGACGGCGCAGCCGGGGGCCGCTTGGTTTCGCAATGGATCACCGCCCCGCTTTCCGCCGATGCCGCCATCCGTGGCCACTTGCGACCGCTCCGGGACCGCTGCCGGGACCTTGAGCGGAACAACGAATGGGCCCGGGGTTTTTTCCGTGTCTTGGAAAACAACGTGCTAGGGGAAAAGGGCTTCGCCCTGCAAATGAAAGTTGAGGACCGGCCCGGGAAACTGGACGAACCGGCCAACCAGATGATTGAAAACGCATGGTTGAAGTGGGGCAAGCCGGGAAATTGCAGCGTAAACCGCCGGCATGGATGGAGGGACATCCAACGATTGACCCTCCGGGCCATGGCCAGGGACGGGGAAGTCTTGATTCACCGCCGGATCACCGCCTCCGGGCTCCGCCTCCAAGTGATCGAAGCGGACTATCTGGACGAAAACCTTTCCCGCCCCCAGGGACAGAACGAGATCCGGATGGGGATCGAGTATGACCCGGATCGGGTGCCCGTCGCCTACTGGCTCTTGAACTACCACCCAGGAGACGCCGAATTCACCGCCCGCCGGGGGAATTCCATGTATCGCCGGGTCCCGGCATCCGAAATCATCCACCTTTACTTGGACGAACGGATCGACCAATCGCGCGGGGTGCCGTGGCTTGTCGCCAGCCTAAAACCTCTCCGAATGTTGGCAGGGTATCAGGAAGCGGAGCTTGTGGCCGCCCGCACCGCAAGCGCGAAGATGGGCTTTTTTACCAAGGAAACGCCGGAAGGCATGACCGGGGAAGAAGACGCCAAAGGGAATCTGACCATGGACGCAACGCCCGGAGTGATCGAAGAACTGCCGCCGGGGGTGAAGTTCCAATCGTGGGACCCGTCCCACCCTGGGAACAACTACTCCGGCTTCGTGAAAGGTGCCCTCCGGGGTGTCGCATCTTCCCTTGGCGTGAGCTACAACACCTTGGCCAGTGACTTGGAAGGGGTGAATTATTCATCCATCCGCGCAGGGTTGCTCGAAGAACGCGAAGTCTGGAAAGCCGTCCAGCGGTTCTTGGTGGAAAACATGGCAGAGCCGATTTTCACGGAATGGCTGTGGGTGGAACTGCTTTCCGGGCGAATCCCGCTGCCCCCGGAGAAATTCGACAAATTCAACGCCCCGGAATTCCGCCCGCGCCGCTGGTCATGGGTTGACCCGAAAAAGGACATGGAGGCCCACATCCTCGCGATTGGTGCCGGACTCACCAGCCGCCGCGCCGCCATTGCCGAGGGTGGAGGGGATGTTTGGGACACCTTTGCGGACATCGCCGCCGATTCCGCCCTTGCCGCTCAGTTCAAGATCGCCCTTGCCGACCTTCGTGGCGGAAATTCCGGAAGTGTTGACAAACCGGACGATCCCGAAGACGACGAATGAAGCCGCCATCCCACACCCGCGACCGCTCGCCAGAGCCGACCCTTTTCCGGTCGGCTTCCATTGATCGCGCCGCCGTGGACGCCACCGCCCGCACGGTGGAACTTTCCTTTTCGTCAGAAACCCCGGTGGAACGGTATTTCGGGCTCGAAATCCTCAGCCACGAACCGGGACACGTCCGGCTTTCGCGTCTCGAATCCGCCGCCCCGCTCCTTTTGAACCACGACCGCTCCGCACAGATCGGGGTGGTCGAAAAGGTCTGGATCGATGCCGCCACCCGCAAGGGCCGCGCCTTGGTCCGTTTCGGCAAGAGCGCCCTTGCCGACGAAATCTTTCAAGACGTGCAAGACGGGATCCGCCGGTTGGTTTCGGTCGGATACCGGATTCACCGCCAGGAATCCGAAAAGCGGCCCGATGGAGTGGAATCCGTCCGGGCCACCGATTGGGAGCCCTACGAAATCAGCATCGTTTCCATTCCAGCCGACAACTCGGTCGGGGTGGGACGCCAAACCGAACCCGCCAACAACAACTTTTCGCCAGCCGCCATGAGCAACCAAGCCAACACCGCCCAGCCGTCCCCCGTGAACCCTCCCGCCCCTGAAACCCGCCAGGCCGAACCGCCAGCCGCCGCGCCCGTGCAAGTCACCCGCGAAGCCCCGCGCGATGAAATCGCCCAGGAACGGAAACGCATCGCCGCGATCTCCGGTATCGGGGACCAGATGCGGACCCAAGGCGTAACCCTCGACGTTTCCCGCGCCATCGCCGAGGGAACCAGCGTGGACGCCTTCCGCGCCGCCGCGCTGGATCAACTCGTCCAGAGCCGCCAGAACTTCCAGCCGAAGTGGACGCCCGGCGAATCCAAGGACATCGCCCGTTTCGACCTTGGCCGCGCCCTCCGCAGCATGACCGCCGGACGCCAACTCGACGGAATCGAAGCCGAGATCGCCGCCGAGGGTGAGAAAGAAGCCCGCGAAGCCGGTATCTCCAACTCCGGAGCCCTCATGCTGCCCCGCGCGTTCGTTCGCGCTGGCATGACCGCCACCGGGACCACTTCCACCGCTGGCGACCAAGGCGGGATGACCGTTGCCACCGCCAAGGGGGCCTTGCTCGATGATTTCTTCAATGCCTCCGTCCTCCGGGACCTTGGCGCGACCGTCCTTGAAGGACTGGTCGGGAATCTCGACATGCCCCGCTTGATCGCCGGGACCGACCCGGCCGGGAAAGCCGAAAATGCCGAGGCCGACGCCGCCACCGCGACAACCGCCCAGCTGCAACTCCGCCCGAAGCGCCTCCCGGCTTACATCGACATTTCGGATCAACTCCTCAACCAGTCCAGCAGCGCCATCGAAGCCCTGTTGCGCCGCCACCTGCAAAACCAACTCTTGGCCATCCAAGAGCGGGCTTTCTTCCACGGTTCCGGCTCGAATGAGGCCGCCGGTATTGCCGGGACCTCCGGTATTGGTGCCGTTGTCGGTGGTGCCACGGGCGCGGCCCCCACATGGGCGCACATCGTGAGCCTTGAAGAAAAAGTGGACGCCCAAAACGGGGCGATGGGCTCGCTTGCCTATGTCTCGAACGGCCAAATCCGCGCCAAGCTCAAGCAAACGCCAAAGCAAGGCTCCGGGGTGGAGGGGAACTTCATCCTTTCCGACCTCGCCCCGAACACGATCAACGGCTACCGCGCCGCCTTCACCAATGCGGTTCGCCGG